TCTATGTGCCATGGCGCGACGGAACAACAAGCCCGAAGCGTGCCTTCGTGCAGTCGCTTGCGAGCGAGAATCCTCACCTGCCGTCGAGCTACCTCGATACTCTCGAAGATCTCCACGAGATCGACCGGCAGCGCTTGAAGTATGGCATCTGGGAATATGACGAGAGTGCCGACGGTCTCTTCGGCTATGAGGACTTGAGTCATGCCTTCCGTGACGAGAAGGTGATCGGTGAGATGTATCTGACCTGCGACGTCGCCAGGCTCGGCAAGGATAGGACTGTCATCGCTGTCTGGAGAGGTCTCCAGTGCATCGAGATCCATGAGCTAAGGAAGCAGCGAGTCGATGAGGTCGTGCGTGCTATACGTGAGCTGCAAGCGAGGCATAGTGTCGAGACGCGTAATGTGATAGCCGATGCTGACGGTGTCGGTGGCGGCCTATGCGATGTGCTCCGGTGCCGTGAGTTCATGAACGGATCACGCGCGGTGCATCCGGAGCGCTTTGTTCACCTCAAGGCCGAATGCTACTACAAGCTCGCAGAGAAGGTCGAAGCTCGTGCGATAGTGCTCCCCATCAGCCACCGCGATACTATCATGAAGGAGCTTGACATGATTCGAAGGAAGAGGCCCGAAGCCGACGGCAAGCTGTCGGTGAGTTCGAAGGATGAGATCAGTCGCCAGCATGGCCTATCTCCCGACTATGCCGACGCGATCATGATGAGAATGTTCTTCGAGCTGTATCCGAATTATGGCAAGTATAGCTATGGGTAAAAAAAAAGGGCCCGAAGGCCCTCTGTAACATGTTACAACTTGTTCCACTATGTTACCAAAGAAAGCGCACGCGTGCGTACTTGCCGCCTTCTCGTTCCGATAGTATGCCTCCCCTCTCTTCGAGCAGTCTGAAGAGTATCGCAGTATCTGCCATGTGGTGACGATAGCGAATATCTTGGAACTGGTCGCTCTTCGTCTCGATCCAGGCTGCATCGTACCGGTCACGTAGCTCGTCGATGAAGGCGCGCGTGTTGCCGCGTAGGCCCTTGTAGATGTTCGATGCGAGCGGTGCAGGTTCGGTGAACATGTCCGTCTGTTTGGAAGCCTTGACCATAGCGCCGACCTCCTCCGGCGAGAGTGCTATGAGCACGCCGCCGTCGTTTGTACTTGTGATTTTCATCTGTATATTGAGTTATTTGTTAACTGATAGAGTTCGCCGCTGATGCTTCTCATGCGGCTCGGTGAGTACTTTACGTCTCCGCGTAGCATCTGGATGCGAAGAGTCCGGAGCTTGACTATGCGCTCCACTTGTTCGGCTGTGTATGTTTTCATCTGATATTTGTTTGGAGTTCGGATTCGACATCTCGCCAGTACTGAGCGAGTTCATAGTTGCAGTGTAGTTGCATCTGTTCGATGAACATCAGCGCGCACTGCCGGGCTGCTTCTGCTCTACTTCGACGACCGCGAAGTGACATGTCGTGTACGACACCACTGAGCAGGTCGTAGTACTCGTCGAAGAGTATCTGTGCGTGATCCTTTGCCGTCATGACTTCCCCTCCTTCTCTTGTGGCTTCCAGTTCACCTGCTCCTTCGCGACGTTTGCGAGTATCGTCCGGACGAGTATGTCTCGGTGTGCATCGCTGAGTTCATGGCTCGGGTCGATTCTGACCTCGTACTTGATGCTGCCGTTCGTGTGCCGTAGCAGCTCGAAGACATAGGTCGGCTGTGCCTCATCTGAGAGCGCCAGTGTGATAGTGCCTCGGAAGTGCTCGGTGCGCTTGTGAGGCTTGTTGTCGATAGTGATCATGTTATAGAGTTTTGAGTTGTTTGATTTTTGTCTTGTATAGCTTGATCTGCTCCTGAATCTCCGGCACCGATAGCGAGAGCCGTCCGTTTTTCGCAGCATGCAGTTCATCGTATGCCTTCAGTCCGATGCGCTCAACAAGTCGCTCACCGTACTCGATGAGGTTGCCGTGCTTGTGCTGATTGCAGGTCACACACTGGCCGAAGACATTCGCTTCGTTGAAGCGTAGGTTCGGATAGCTGCCGACGCTGAAATAGTGACCGGCGTCATACTTGCCCCTGAGAGGCTTGCCGCAACTTATGCAGGTCAGCATCTTGTCGCGTTCGCGTATGTAGGCATTGAAGACCGTCTGAAGTTCTTTAAGGTACTCCTGGCGAGTCTTGAGCTTTTCGCGCATCTCCTGGATCTTGAGCCTGCTGTCCTTTGCCTTCATGGCCTTCGCATGTGCCAGCACACAGCTCACCTTCGTGCATGTGACCTGGAGTGTGCTGATGGTCGGTGAGAAGACCTGCTTGCAGATCTTGCACTTCCTATTTTTTACGTTCGTCAATTTCATTTTGAACTATGACGCGGTAGCGTCGATTGCGTGCTTTGCATGTTTTGTCCTCGCTGTGCTCACTGAGCAGCTTCCAGCGCAAGAGCGTGAGCTCGTTGTCTGTCATCGTTTTGACCTGCTTCTTCTTCATGGCTCTATGATGTGTATCAAGTCCATGACGTGCTTCGGTATTCGAAGGAGCTGCCGGTTGTTATGCCTCCACTTGTCGGTGACATGTCCGACCTTCTTGGCCGCGTGTACGATGTGGAACAGTTCGTTCCTTGAATTGATGACGTCGTAGGTGCCGTCAGAGTTTCGATATACTTTCATCTCTTGCTTGATTATACGGCCGCTTGACATGATTAGAAAGCGCATGTTAAAAGGCCTCTATGGTTTGTATGGGTTGTTTGTTGAAGTCAGTGTATTGCATCACTTCGGCCTTGAAGCGCATCTTTGCGATACCAGTCGAGCCGTTGCGCTGCTTTGCCACGATGTACTCGCCGCTTCCGGTCAGATCGTTGCCGCTGTCGTCGCGTGTGATGCCGTAGTAGTCGGGACGGAAGAGGAAGACCACGACATCCGCATCTTGCTCCAGGCTTCCCGACTCGCGAAGGTCGGAGAGCATCGGCCTCTTAGTTGACCTTGCCTCGACTCCTCGCGATAGTTGAGACAGAGCCACTACCGGTATGTCGCACTCCTTGGCGACGAGCTTCAAGTTGCGACTGATCATGCTGATCTCTTGCTCTCGGTTCTGTCCCTTGTTGCGGAATTGACTGCCCAGTGTCATGAGCTGCACATAGTCGATGAACACGATGCCGACCTTGTGCTTCTCGACCATGGCCTTGACGCGTGTGCGTAGGTCGAAGATAGAGACGCCTGCCGTGTCGTCGATGTATATCGGTAGTCTGTTGAGTCTGTCCTTTGTCATCTGGAAGAGTCGCATCTCATCTGTGTCGAGTCGGTACTTCATCACTTTCTGACCATCCAGGCCGCTCATCATGCTGATCATGCGAAGGATCACTTGAGCACTGGACATCTCGAGCGAGAAGAAGAGCACCGGCATGCCACGCTGTGCCATGTTCAGCATCTCGCTGATCGCCATCGCAGTCTTGCCCATGCCCGGACGACCTGCCATGTACATGAGGTCTGTCTTCTGGTGTCCTCCGATGAGCTTGTCGACGCACTCGATGCCTGACGACACACCACTTACGCCGCTCGCTTCCTTCTCTCGTGATATGACTGACTCTGCGACCTTCTCGGTCAGCTCGTTGACGTGTGCCACTGTGGTCTTCACGTTTGTCGAGAATACTTGCGTCATCTGACTACTGAAGCGGTCGAACATCTCGAACACATCAGCGCTCGGATCGTAGGCCAGCTCGTTCACCTGGGCACTGATGCGAGCGAACTCTCTCTTCATGTAGTGCTCGCTGAGCATGAGGCACCACTGCTCAAGATTGGCGGTCGATGCCACTCGTGAGGTGAGTCCGGCTATGTACGCAGGCCCTCCGCACTGATCAAGCAGGCGCTCCTTCCGGATGTGCTGAGTGACCGTGAGAATGTCGATAGGCTTGTTGTGAAGGAAGAGCTGAGTCATAGCCTCGAAGATAGCCGTGTGCCGGCCATCGTAGAAGCGCTCTGCCGATAGGTGAGCGATGACTGAGGTCATGGCCTTGCTCTCCATGAGCACAGCACCGAGCACCAGCTGCTCGAGTTCTATGTCGTTTGATGGTAGTCTTGAGATCATACTGGTCGATATTGGTCGATAGGTTGCCATACTGCCGGTACTTCGCCGATGGCTGGGTTGTAGTGTGAGCTGAGTACTTGTGCCTGAGGCTGTTTGTTCTCGTCTTTAAACCAGACGCCTCGCATCTTCTGCTTCCAGGCTCTCACCGGCTCGCCGCGTGAGTCCTTCCAGCCTGCCTCTGCATAGTAGTGGTAGGCCTTGACTGCGATATCTCGAGTGTATCCGTTCTCAGTGAAGAAAGTGATCACCTCGTCGAGTGATGGATAGGCAGTACTCTTATCCTTTACATTAACACTATCATTTACATTAACACTTACATTTACACTACCGCTACGTTTGCTATCGTTTGCTACCTCTTGCTTGCTTTTGCTACCTTTTGCTACCTTTTGCTTGCTATTGGTAGCTTTAGCTTGTCCGCCTTTACTGCCTTGAGTTCTACGTATGTCGGCTATGCGTTCCCACTTCTCAGCATCACGCGTCCACTGATTTATGAAGGGAAGCAGTATGCACTTGAGAAGTACATCTTCTGGCTGTTCACCAGTCTCGTGATAGGTTGCCATAGCTTTGAACAGCTTACCGGCTTGCTCATCACTCAGAGCGTCGAGAACAGCGAGACTATCTCGGTGTAATAGGAAGGAGTTTTTCATGGAAAAAATACGACTACCGCACGCAAAGGCGATCCATCGCACGAATGTGCTTAAGCAATGCGGCGGTAGTCTGTATTCAGTTTTTTCATAAATGAATCGCGATACAATTATAGTCAACGTCCGCGTGCATTCAGCACAGACTTTTGAACATTACCTGCCCACTCTTGAACATATTGCTGCTTGATAGCCTCAGCCTTCTCCATTCGCTCGCAAAGGAGCTGAAGTGCTTCGATGTCGGCCTCAATACGTGCATAGTGAAGACGTCGGTGCTCCGGCTGACGAGGGTCATAGCTGGCAAAGTAGGCCGCTGTGGTCTGATGCACGAGCATGTTCATCTGCACCTGCCAGTAGTACTCGTCATTCTCCTTCTTCAGACTCTCGCCATCGGTCACTCGCGTGTGATAGAAGTGTGTGACGCTGTTGTATGGGCACTTCATCTCGACGATCAGCAGAGGATCCATCTCGCGGTCGTATATGATCGCATCCGATGAGCATCCGGCGTAGTCGTTCCAGAGCTTGAAGGCAGGCTTCATGACCATACGCACCTCGCCGCCAGTGTCGTGCTCTAGCTGCTTGTGCAGTTCGTTTAGTGCGTGCTCTTCCCACTCGTTGCCCCAGTCGATAGCACGACCGAAGGCGTGATCGTGTGATTCACCAGTGATGATCTCCATGGCCTTTTCGATGACATAGCGCTCACCTGCTACTGATAGCTTTCCTGCTTCGCGGTCGGCCTTGCTTCGAGGCTCACTCATGAGGTCGACGATAGTGCTCGCGGTGAACTTGCCGAGGCGCATTTTTTCCCATGCTTCTGACTGTTGTCTGACTCCTTGCGCGTGCTGGAGGACGTCGGCTGTATACTTATTCATGTGCTTTGGTATTTAGTAGGGACTCGATGTGTTGCTTCTGCTCTGGACTGATGAGCTCGGCAAGCTCCTCCATCGCCTGGCGAATCTCGAACTCGTCCTCGCCTTTCGCGATGCTCTGCTCGATCAGCGTCATAGTGTGCTCCGGTAGCTTCGTGATAGGGACGTCCTTGCGCGTGATCTTGTAGGGCTTGTACGTGTCCTTGTTCTTGCGATTAAGGTCACGACCGAATACCTTGCCCAGGCTCTGCGCTGCGTTTTTGAGGCACTCTGCCTTGAGCTTTGGGAAGGCCATGTCGAGAGCGTTCGGCTTCTTGTTCGATGGAGACAGTGCCCACTGATTGCGGAGCTGTGCATCGTCCTTTATTGAGTCCGGAACGCGGTCGACCATGATGACCACAGAAGCGGCTCCGGTGCGTCTGATCTCGTAGCCGGTGACTGGATGCACCACGACGAGCTCGAGTGATGCCTGCACCTCGTTGGCTATCATGTGCCACTTAAAGTTCTCCGTCTTCCACTGCCCGAAGTACATCTCGTCGAGGGTCATCTCGATGTGACTGATGACCACAGTGCTCGCCTTTTTATCCGGTGTGAGCTCGACCGACTCCAGTGCAGGCTCTGAATTGAGCCGTGCCTGGAACTTTTGAAGTGCGTCTATACTGACGTCTTGAATAGGGTATCGCATGTTTGTAGAGGTTTATGGTAGTTCTTCATGAGGTAGATGACTGCGTCGTTCAGTAGTGACCAGAAGCGATCGGGACGGCCTTCGGTGAATTGTTCGCTCTCGGCCCAGTGAACATCGTCATACATGTCGACTGTGTCACGATTGTAGGCCACGCGTATCATGTGCGTCCATTCGTTTCGCTGTACATCTTTGATCAGCTTGACGTAGTGAGTCGGATAGATAGCGAAGTATACGCCGCAGTTGCGGTTCTCGCGGTAGGTAGGCTCGCTCATGGCTGCACCTCCTCTGCTTTACCGGATAGACGAGCGACGCACTGAGCGAAGAGCTCATCGAAGCGCTCGCGTGTCACGATCTGCCACTTCGGCTCGGTAAGCACACGAGCGAGTTCGCTCAATTCACTGATCTCGTCGCCTTCCTTGATGCGTTCACTACGCAGGCTCGAGTACTGGATATTCTTCGCCATCCATCCAGTGATGAATGTGCCGTCTATGATTGCCGCGAAGGAGCAGTCAGTCACGTTTTCATAGTAGGCCGAAGTCGGCAGCATAACTGATGTCGCCGACCTTTGAGTGATAGTGATATTCATGACATGGCCTCCTCTTCTTCGTTGACTAAAAATGAAAAGTTTGAATGCATGAGCTCGATGCGGTAGTCATGACCGATGCCTCCGGCACTCATTAGTGCGGTGCCGTCTGGTAGGTCAGTCCACTCGTAGCCGAGCTCGTCGCAGCGCTGAATGAAGGACGTCTGTGCGTCCTTCCAGTTGTTGAAAAAGTGAACAGCGTGACTCTTCTGTGAGCCGCTGATCTGTTCGATTGTGATACAGTACTTCATGTGTGTGATGTTTTGAAATTTGTTCGGCAAATATATGTGGTTTTTTTGCTACATCAATAGACAAAAATCATGTAAGTATTAACACGACGCGGTTAACATCGTGCAATACACTGAAGATTAAGGTGTTGAGGTGTTGAAAAGTCAGACTTGAAAGTGCGGCATGTCCTTGAATCGAGGCCAGTTGCCGCCCCATTGTACCGACTTGAAGTGCTCGGCCACGATGGCCGCGAAGTTCTTGAAGTTCTTCTCACTCCAGTCGAGCTTGCCCTCCTTCTTGAAGGCTATGTCGAATGCCTTCGAGGGGTATACGTTGTGCCTACCGTTCTCACGTAGGCGCGTGACGATCTTGCCCGGCTTCGTGCGGCCCTGAGCATAGAGCTCTCGCTGCTCTTCGTTAGTGCGATGCGTACAAGTCAAAAAGACCTGCGGCCCTTCAGGGTACTTCTCCGCGTATTCAGCAGAGCATCGCGTCCATGCAAGTTGGAGCAGCTCGACGCAGTCATTGATGTCACGACTCGGCATCCTTCGCCTTCATTTTGCGCTTCTCGATGGCGCGTATGATAAGACCGATAATGATGATCAGCAGCTCGCGTATCGCGTCCGGCTGTGTGTTTGGTAGTAGCTCTTCCATGTGTTGTTATTATTCGTTTATTTCATCGTCGTCGCTCGAATCTCCCCAGCTCCACAAGCCGGTGAGCATTGCTGCGACCCAAATATTCACGTTTTCGATAGCTTTGTTGAGCAGATTCATGATGCGGCTCTCGCTCTCGTCCATCATACGGTGCCATACATAGGCGTCGTATACAATAAAGCCGAGCACAATCAGTATGAGCGCAGCGATCAGTATCACTTGTCCTCCTTTTTGAACTTCTTCGGCATCAGTATCGAGAGCGTGAACTTCCAGAAGGCAAT